CAACCTGGGGCCCAACGCCTCGATGGAGGGCAAGAGCCCCGCGTCCCAATCGGGACGCGCCATCCAGGCGCAACAGCAAGGCGGGTACATCGAGCTGGGCCCGATGATGGACCGGTTGAGGCAGTTCAACGTGTCGATCTACCGCGCGATATGGTCACGCATACGGCAATTTTGGACTGAAGAACGGTGGATCAGGGTCACGGATGACGAGCGCAACATCCGGTTCGTGGCGCTGAACAAGAAGGTGACGATGGGCGACCAGTTCGTCCAGCAGCTCCAGCAGCAGGGCGTGCCGCCGGACTACATCCACCAGCAGGTGCAGGGCCTCCAGGGCGACCCGCGCCTCAACATGGTGGTGGGCGTGGAGAACAACGTATGTGAAATGGACGTCGACATCGTCGTCGACGACGCGCCCGACAGCATCACCATCCAGCACGAGCAGTACGAACTGCTGGTGCAACTGGTGCAGGCCGGTATCCAGCTGCCGCCGGACGTACTCATCGAGGCCAGCCAGCTGCGCAACAAGGAAGCCCTCCTCGAGAAGCTCAAGAACCCGGCGGGGCAGGACCCGCAGGCAGCCCAGGCCGCCGCCCAGCAGCAGGCGCAGGCCCAGCAGCTGATCATGGCGAAGAGCGAGGCCGAGGTGCGCAAGCTCAACGCGGAGGCCGCCAGGGCGGAGGTCGAGGCCCAGGCCCGCATGATCGAGGCCCAGAAACCGGAGCCGGGAGGGCAGGGGGATGTCGTGACCCCGCTCGATCAGCAGGAGCAGCTGGCCACCATCGAGGGCACCAGGGCCAAGACGGACCTGACGCACGCGCAGACGCTCAAGACCATGGCGGAGGCGCACATCGCAGCGAACCCGCAGCCGCAGCCAGCACCGGAAATGCCCGACCCCAACCAGGCGCTGCTGACCAGGGCCCAGACGCTCAAGACCCTGGCGGAGGCCCACGCCACCGCCAATCCGCCACCACCCGCCGCTAAGCCGAAGGGGAAGGCCTGATGCCCTACATGCCGCCCGTGCCGGGCACCGAGAACCGGCTGGCCCAGCTCCTCCAGCTGGTGGGGAGCGCGCCGCCCTACGTTCCGCCAGAGGTCATGGACCGGATGACGAACCGCAGCCAGTCCGAGCTGCTGATGCGGCGGCCGGGCGTGCCCGACTGGGAGCAGCCCGGCTGGACGAACACCTGGCAGAGCAGGCCCTATTCCGAACGCGGCACCGAGCCGCCGGTCGGTTTCCTCGGCAAGTATCCGGCGGCGCCCGACATGCCGGAGGGCTACGCCGTGCCCGAGCACTACGCCTACACCCAGCCAATTCCACCGCCGTGGGCCGGGCTGGGCCTCCCCGAGACGGAGCCGCTCCGCCAGGAGGAGGTTGTCACGACCCCGGAAGGGATGAGGGCGCACCGAGCGCGCCAAGCGGCCGAGGAGGGCAAGGTGTTTGCCGACTACTTCCAGATGCCGAAGACCCACGCCGACATTGGGCTGACGGCGCCCAGCTGGGCGGAAGTCCACGGCATGCCATCCTGGCTGTGGCAGCAACCCTGATGGCGGAGGATGGCGCCCTGTCGGAGGCCACGCGCAGCAAGCTGGCGGGGCTGTGGGATCTCATCACCAAGACGCAGATCCCGCTGGGCAAGGCCCAGTACGGCCTGGGCGTCGACGTCAACGACGTCATGTCCAAGGTGCTGCTGCCGTTCAGCGACAACCGGGCCCCGGCGCCCGAGCGCCCGCTGCCGGAGAGCTTCAGCATGGAGGACCTGGGCAAGCTCATCTCCATCCTGCCGCACATGGCCGATGTGAAGGCGATGGCGGAGGGCCAGGTCGAAGCGCAGCACGAGCAGGTTGACCCGAACGAGCCGTACGGCGCCATCAAGCACCTGTTCAAGCTCCTGCCCATGCTGGGCGTCGAGGGCGGCGGCGCCGTGGCGCCTGCGGCCGAGCGCGGCAGCACCACGCTGGGCGCTGGCTTCGTCGGCAAAGCCGGGGAAGGCGCCCCCTTCACCAAGTTCGGAGACTTCACGGTCGACGGCCGGGACCTGCTGCGCAATGGCGAGAAGGTCGGCACGATCAAGCTGCGTGTCGAGAATGGCGAAACGCCGCACGTGGTGGTCGATGACATCGAGATCACCAGGAAGGGCGAGGGCACCGGATCTGCGGCGCTGCAGGCGCTGACGGCGGAGGCCCAGGCGCAGGGCATGGGCGTGGGGCTGACGTCCGACGCCATGCGCGGCAAGCAGGCCCAGGCGCGCCAGCGGGACCTGTACCAGCGGCTGGGCTTCGAGAAGACACGCGGGGCCGGGAAGGTGCCCGGCGTCGACACGGAGTTTTACCGGGCCCCGCCCGAGGCTCCAGTTGTGGAAGCCAATCCGCCGGAGTCTCCACCGCTGTCGGATGCGGTCCCGCCGGACCCGTCGAGCCCGGCGCCGGTCGCCCGCCGCGACCTGTTCGATTACAGCCAGCTGCACCAGGTGCCGGACGTGCCGCAGTTCGATCTGCCGCGCAATGTGCCAGCACGCGGCCCCTCCGCTCGCGTCCAGGCGCTCGACGACAAGAAGGTGGTGAAGAAGATCAACGAGGTGGTGAAGCGCGGCGCCGAAGCCGGGGCCCCCTGGTACAACACCGAGCCGCTGCGCAAGGCCTTCGTCGACCAGCTGGGGGAGGAGGAGGGCGCCCGGCGCTATGCGCTGTACATGGACATGGTGGCGGCGACCAGCCCACGCTCCGACGTCGGCACCAATGCCAGGAACGCCTCCTACTACTACCAGCAGGCGCTGCAGGGCGGCCAGCCCGCCAAGCCGCTGCCGAAGCCCTACGGCCACATGGCGCAGGATCTCCACCTCCAGAACTACCGGAACGTGGTCGAGGCCGGTGGCATGGGACCGGAAGGCAGCTTTCCCATCCTGGACAACCCCAAGCCGCCGAGCTTCAGCCAGAACCTGCAGGGCAACCAGCAGCCGGTCACCGCCGACACGCACTATGCCCGGCTATGGGGCAGCACGTCGAAGAACCCGGAGTGGCTGCTGCCGTCGTTCAAGGTGGACAAGGACGCCGCCGCGATCCGGCCGCGCGACCTGGTGACGTCCGGCGAGGTCAAGATGAAGGACGTTCCGCCCGTGTGGTGGGACAGCATGCCGAAAGCCAACGAATACCCGATGCTGGAGATGCTGGGTCAGCGCGAAGCGAAGAAGCTTGGCATGACACCGGCCCAGTATCAGGCCTCCGCCTGGGTCGGCGGGGGCGAGAACACCGGCCTGGCGTCCGGCGCCGACCCGTTCCTGCGGCATTTCGAGAACCGGGTCATCCTGACCGCGCAGAAGACCGGCCTGACGCCCAACGAGGTCCTGGCCAAGTTCATCAAGGGAGAGATCAGCCTGCTGAGCCCGCCGGTCGTGCCGCATGCGGGCAAGGGCGACGAGGGCGATGGCGATGACCGCGAAAAGCTCCCGGCCGAGGCAGCGCCCGCCGTGCCGTGGGAAAGGCTGCTCAGTGTCTTGTGATCAGGCGATACCACGTCGGTCCGCCGGGCTCGACCATGCCACGGTCGATCAGTTCGAACACGACGTACTCCGCAACCTGCTGCGCGCCGGGCGCGCCGGGGTCGGAGGGATCTTCGGCTACCGTCCAGGTGTCACCGGCCGCCGGGTGGCGGCTGAGGCAGAGATAGCCTTGGGCGTGCAGGGCGCGGATCGCGCCGGTAGTCGTGCGAAGCATGCGGCCTCTCATGGTGGTGAGGCTTCAATCTAGGATTTCCACCGGCAGCCGCCCAGTGCGGCGCTGGAAGTAAGCAATTCGCCAGAGGGCGCTCCAATCGGGGCGCCCTTTTGCGTTGCGGGCCGCCGCCGCCAACGGGCGCTGAAGACCAACCCGCCGCCGGGGTGACGGGCGCCACAGAGGGCAGTGATATGGAATTGAACGAGATCCTGAGCGGAGAGACAACGGAACCCACCCCGGCGCCCGCGCCGGAACCGAGGGAACCGTCATCGCCACCGCCAACGGGCGAACCGCCCGCCCCGGAGCCCCGCAACGACCGTCCGCGCGATGAGCACGGCCGGTTCGCGCCACGGACCGAGGGCGAGCCGGAGGCAGTGCCGCCGACTGCCAAACAGGAGCCGGGCCCCATTCCGATCCAGGCCCTCCTGGATGAGCGAGAAAGACGACAGCGCGCTGAGCGGGAGCTGGAGGAGCTACGCCGACGGGCAGCACCTCCTCCGGCCCCACCGGCCAGGCCTGACCTATTCGAGGACCCGGATGCGGCCCTCGATCACATCCGGCAGGAGTTCCAGCAGCAGCTGCTGCAGGAGCGGCTGAATTTCTCAGTCGCCCACGCACAGACCCAGTACCAGGACTATGGCGAGAAGGAAGCCGCGTTTATCGCGGCGGTTCAGGCGGAAGCGCGGCAGGACCCGCACAACCAGTCCAGCCTGTACCGCCAGATGATCGCGGACCCCAACCCGGCGAGCTTCGCATATCGCGTTGGCAGCCAGGTCCTCGCCATGCGCGAAATCGGGCCCGACCCGACCGCGTACAAAACCCGCCTGGTGGATGACGACGCCCTGTTCCAGCAGATGCTGGAGAAGCGCGGACTCACCCAGCAGCAGCTGCAGCAACCGGCTCCTAGCGCCCCAGCGCCTGTCTTCCCGACCAGCTTGTCCACCGCCCGAGCCGCAGCTCCGCGCCAGAGCGCGCCGAGCTTCAACGGCCCGACTCCACTATCTGCGCTGGGGAACCCAGCCCTTCGCATGGGCTGACCCAGCGCCTGACAGGACTTAGGCGATGGCCGACACTACAGTCGCAACAGTTAATGCGGTTCAACAGTGGGAGAACGACTATTTTCTCGAGTATATCCGGGGGAATAGGTTCAACCGTTACATGGGGACCGATGCGAACAGCATCATTCACCTCAATGAAACGCTGACCGGCAAACCCGGAACGCAGGTCACAATCCCACTGATCACCAGGCTGAAAGGGCAGGGCGTCAGTGGCAACAGTGTTCTCGAGGGCCGCGAAGAGCAGCTGTCCAACTATGGCCACAAGATCACGACGAACGTTCTGAGAAACGGCGTCGTCATCGATTGGTTGGAAGAACAAAAGTCTGAGCTTGGCCTTCGGAACGCAGCTAAAGCTGCGCTCAAGATGTGGTCGATGGAAGACCTGCGCGGCGCCAATGGCAACGGCAGGGGCATCATCGACGCCTTCTACTCATTCCGCAGCGGTGACACCATCACCAGCTACGCGAATACCAGCGAGGCCGTCAAAGACGCCTTCCTGGCGGCCAACAGCGACCGGTTCCTGTTCGGCGCGGCGACCGCCAACAACGCCAGCAACGACCACTCCGCCAGCTTGGCGAACGTCGACAACACCAACGACAAGCTGATCTACCAGACGGTTTCGTTGGCGAAGCGCATGGCGAAGCGGGCCGATCCTCACATCCGCCCGATCCGGGTGGCGGAAGACGAGGAATGGTACGTGATGTTCGCGGCCTCCTACCCGTTCCGGGACCTGAAGAACAGCCTGGCGACCATCAACCAGAACGCCGAAGTCCGTGGGAAAGACAACCCGCTCTTCCGTGATGGGGACTTGGTCTATGACGGTGTGATCATCCGCGAAGTCCCGGAGATGCCCACCATCACGGGCGTTGGCGCCAGCTCCATCGACGTTGCCCCAGCCTTCCTGTGCGGCGCGCAGGCGGTCGGCGTGGCGTGGGCCCAGCGGCCGACCTCGAAGACGCAGGCCACCGACTACGATTTCCGCCACGGCGTGGCCATCCAGGAAATGCGGGGCGTGGAAAAGTTGATCTTCAATTCCAAGCAGCACGGCATCGTGACTGTGTACACGTCGGCTGTGGCTGATTAAGGGGAGGCGTAGACATGGCAACGACCTATACTTCGAATTACGCCGCCTCGACTTACTTTGCAGCCGGTCACGGGTGCGGCAACGATGTTAAATTTGCCACTGGCTCCTATGCACTTACAGGAGCATTGGTAATTAATGACGTCATCCAGATGGTAAAAGTTCCAGCCGGTGCAACCGTCTTCGACGTGCTGCTGGTGGTGCCCGATCTGGACAGCAACGGCTCTCCGGCGGTGACGCTGGACGTCGGCTACGGCGGTGACCCGGATTACTTCATCGCCGCCAGCACGGCGGGCCAAGCCGGAGGCCTCGCGCGCGCGAGCGCCGCCACGGCAATCCCCCTGGCATTCACCACCGAGGACACCATCGACGTCCTGGTGCATGCGGCCCCGGCGACCAGTGCCACCACGGGGACGATCTATCTGACCGTCTTCTATTCCATGCCGTAACAGGGAGCAGATCAATGCCATCGTACAAATGGACAGGCAGTAACGAACAAGGGTTCGTTACGCTGGGCGGTAAGCGCTTCGAGCCGGGCCAGGCGGTCGACGTCGACGACCCGGCACTCGGCGCCAAGCTGGACGGCAATCCGGAATTCGAGCAGGTATCGGGCGCCGGAGATCTGCAGGACCCGGTGTGGGCCCCGCCAGGGCCCACCGGCATCGGCACGGGGCCCGGCAGCGGGCCCTACCAGACCACCCACGAGGTCCTCGATCAAAATCCCATCGAGGGCGCCGGGCAGCCGACCGAGGAGGAGCTGGAGCAGCAGCGCCAGCAGACCGAGGAGGCCAACGCCGCCGCCGAGGAGCCCCCGCCGGAAGAGCCCCTCGAGGTCACCGAGGAGGGCCCGAAGAAGAAGGGCCGGAAGTCGGCGCCTCCTGAGGCGTAATCGGTGACCTGCTGCACCTACACGCAGGCCCAGCTCCGGGACAGAGTCCTCCAGGAGCTGGGTGTCCTGCCCGCTGGCGAAACCGCCACGGCGGAGGACGCAGAGCTGGTGGAGAGCGTCATCTGCGCGGTCCACAGCATGCTCCGCAAGGAGATGTTCGTCGACTGGACGCTCGAGGCCATCCCCCAGGAAGTCATCGAACCGCTCATGGCGATCAACGCCGCCCGGCTCGCCGGGCGCTACGGGCTGTCGGCCGAGCGGCGGCGTGAGCTGGTGATCCTGGCGGCGCAGGGCATGAGCGATCTCTACACCCAGTGCCAGACCCCGGAGGGCAGCGGCGCGCCGGTCGCGGCCCTGTACTATTGAGGATGCCGATATGACCGTGAAGCTACCTACCGCAGTCAGGAATGCCAGGCTCGATGCCATCACCACGTATGCCGGGACATCGCCCATCATCCGGATATATTCCGGAACGGCGCCCACGGATGCCAACACCGCGTTGTCCGGCAATACGGTGTTGGCGGAGTTGGCCTGCAGCAGCAGCCTGGCGCCGAGCGCTTCGGGCGGCGTGCTGACGCTTTCGACCATCACGCAGGACAGTAGTGCGGACAATACGGGCACCGCGAGTTTCTACAGGTGGCTTAAATCCGACGCGACCACAGTAATTCAGCAGGGTACTGTAGGGACTTCCGGGGCAGATCTGAACCTCAATACTGTGTCTATTGTTGCGGGCGGGCCGGTTTCAGTGACAAGCTGGACTTTGACTGACGGAAATGCCTGAGCGATGACGATTTTATTCATAGGCTCCGAAGCGGAAGATTTTATTCTGACCGGCAGTTGGTTCAGTACGACCAACGCAAGCCGGTTTCGCTCGACCTATACGCGGCAGGCAATCGGAGTGTCTGGCGGGACCTCCTTCCTGAGCCTGCCCGCGTTCGCAGCGCAAACAACTCTGTGGTTCACCGCGCGTGTCTGCTTCGATACCTCTTATTCCGCAAACTTCAACATCGCGACTTTCTACGATGG